ATCTTGAATGTGAATCTCTGCTTGATCATGTGCACGTAATGCAATGAAGTTTTCCCATTCAGTAGCTGTAGCAATGATTTTATGATACATGAATGGTTCAAGTAATCTGTTGCAAAGTTGTTTGGTAACATCGTCTTTTGATAAATCTGTTGCTTTAGTTACAGCTGCATCTCTTGCAACTAACCAATGAGCTTTAGCAGAAGCTATTTCATTACCTTCAAGATACTCAGTACCTTGCATTCCTTTATGATTTCTTTGAAAAGCTGTAGGAATAAAAGGATTTTCTTGTACCATTTCTACCATCTTCTTAAATGGTATGGCTCTACTACTCGCTGAGTTTCTACTGATAGCTCTGTGAGTATTGAACTCTGCCAATACGATGCGTGGTATAGTTATAATTAAACTCGTCAGTCTGTTACCTGATCGGTTTATACTGTCTGCTATTACTTCAGCAGTAATGTTTGGATTGTTGTGTTTCATTTTATTTTTGGGTTTAAATTACTTAATAAAAAGGGTGATATTTCTACCACCCTTTCCTTAGCACCTACAGCTTTACCTGTTTAGGTCTTGCTGAGAACTCCCAATAGTGTCTGTGCATCTCCCACTGTTCATTGGTGATGGATGGTACACATTTCAATCGCTTCTTTTTCCTTTAAACATTTCACGATTCACTAAGCAACATATCTCATACAGTTGCATCTATTCCTAATTGTATTGCAGGTTGTCTGCCAAACTATCTTTAATTTTTTTAATACAATCTTTACCATTTTTGGTAGGTTACAGTTTAAAGTCATAAGGGTTTTGGACTTGCTCTTAAAATTCTTTAAGTTTTTTAATGTATTCTGGATCTATTGCATATCCAATACTATCTAAAAAAGCATAATAATCCCCACCTTTATAGTGACTTCTTTGCCACCAAGCGTAGTATTCTATACAATCTTTAATAGTAGAGAACTGTATCAATTCTCCAGCAACCATTTGGAAACCAAAACAATTGTTTAATTCTACAAATGCTCTACTGGTAAAATTACCAGTTTCAAGCCTTGCTTGATGTAGCACAATTTCTGGATACTTAATTCCACTTTCAATTAACTGATTCTTAAACTCTGTATAGACATCAGATTTATCTTGACTATATACAGAGAATGAGATACTTATAATAAATAATGCTAAACTTTTTTTCATTTCAATAATTTTATTAGTTTATCAATTGCTACTGCCTGAGCGTAGCTTACAAAATACTTTTTTATACTATTTCTTTTACTCTCCCTCTATATAATAAACAGTTGTGGGTAATATTCCAACAGCCTCACATATCTCATCAATGATGCAATCGCCATATTCCTCACAATTGTTATTCATTAAAACAGTTCTTATTGCTTCGTGTTTATTTTTTAATTCTTCAACTTGTTCTTCACTCATATTTGTTTTGGTTTAAAATATATAACGTATTGTGTTCCAAGGTATTACTCTGTCATGTAATGCTCTCCATTCATTAATCCATTGAGCTTTAAACGTAGAAGCATATCTCACATTTTCACCACCATATTGAGAAGTCTTACTCTCTTGTAAATGAGGAACCCATAATAAATGCTCACCTGAAATATTATTTTCTACATTATACTGATGTTTCTTTTTATTGTGAGTCATAAAAATAACTTCTGCTAATACTTGGTCTTTGTAATCTATATATTGATCACACATTTCAAATAACTCTTCATAATCTTGTAGCCATTTGTCATAATAAATAACAGGACTAAAATTCAGATGCACATCGTAACCTGCTTCAATAAAAGCATCTACAGCTTTTATTCTATCTATTATTTTAGAAGTGTTTGGTTCTAAAATATCAGAAATAACTTGAGGCATCAAACTAAACCTAATTCTTACTTTCTTCAGAGGATCAAACTCTAAAAATTTTACAGGTATAGTTTTAGTAGCAAAAGTACCCATAGCTTTAGGATGATTTTTAAAAAATTCAAATATCATTTCCCAGTTATGGTACTTGTGATGTAATGCAAAATCTTCATTACAAGATATATCATAAGTAATGTATTCTTCATGTGTCTGATTAGGTTTTTCTACATCAGCAAACATTACATGATTATTAATTTCAGTAAGAATCTCATTAGGATTCTTTGCAATAGTCAATCCTTTAGGTAGATGTCTTTTCATATAACAATATGAGCAATTAAATAGACATCCATAACCAAAAGAGGGAGTAATATAATCACTACTCCTTCCTGATTCCCTAATGACAAAAGTCTTTCTGTTAACATTTTTTATACTACCCATATTATTAATTTTAATGAGGTTTAATCCAACTCTCACCACCTACTGTACATAGATAGTGAGTTTTGGTTAAGCCTTTGGTTATTAATATGCACCACATGTAAGCAGTCCACCTTTCAAAAGGCATTGAATCTGCTTCTGGTACTCTAATTGCTTTCGACATTTTAATAATTTTTATAGATTATTTATAGTACTTCCAATAGGAATTGAACCTACATACCAAAACTTATTATGTGTTTTACCACTATTTTGTGCTTTACCAGTCAGCCATGGAAATACCTTTATACATACAGAGTATGCATAAAGTGTAGCTTTAAAAGGATCGCTACTCCTTACAACGATTTTTAATATTATTATAATATTATTTTGATTTTAAACACGCAATTTATTAAAGCTAAGATTGTAATGTTATATGGATCGCTACTCCTTTAGAATATAAGTTCGAATAAATCATTTTTTTATATATTCTTGTACTACACGCAATTTAATAACATAAAAAGGTATGTTTTTACACATACCTTTTATACTTTTTATTTACTTACAGACTCAGAAGCTTCTTCAACATTAATCTGAGCTAATGTTTCTTCTAAGAAAGTTAACGTTAAGTTATGATCTTTAAGATCTTCTTGCGCTTGAGTTAACGTATCTTTAGCTACGATTAACGCTTGTACATAACGTGTACGATCTGTGATTGCTTTACCGTGGTTGTACTTAGCATCTTGTAACGTAGTGTTAGCATTTTCTACTGCATCTTCTAAGGATATTACATCACCCTTCATGTTAGCGATTTGTACTTTTAATGCTGAATCAGCATTACGCAATGTTTTGATTGCTTGTACTTTACTGGAGTCACCTGTTACTCTTGCTGTGAACTCGTCTACGAATGATTTTACTTTACTCATCTTTATTTTGGGTTTTAAAATTACTAAATTACTTATTCCTTTTTATTCTTTCAACTACAGTAGGAATATTAACTATAGTGTTAACTAATTTTTTTTCACGCTTACGTTTAAGCGTAGGAAACTTTGTCTTTTCTGTTTGTTTTATTAAAATTTCCCTTTCATTCATCACTAAATTATATCGATACTGCTGTCTATGATACTCTTCCTGTGCATTTAACCATGATGAATGTGTTTCGTTTGTTGTTAAAGGATACTGATTATGACTTATGATTAAATGAATTTCTGAAGGATCCACTTCAATTAGTCTTTCATCTAAAGCTGTACCCATTATAGAACTTGATTCATGTACAAGCTTTCCATCTACAATTTTTTGAGTATAATATACTTCTTTGCAGGTATCTACTTGTTTTACAAGATCTACTAAAATGTACACCCATTTTTCAGAAGAATATATCTTATACTTATACCACTCACCTGTTTTAAATTCAGTAGTTGTAATAAGTTCATCTAATGGATAAAAACCTTCAGGCATTAGCTCAAAATCAGGATTATCAGGATGTTCATCAGGTACAACATACCTATCTGCTCTAATACAAGCATCAAGATGGTTTGATTCATCTTCTGTTGAATACTTCCAGGTTCTGCTTTTATTAGAATACATGGTGTTGTTGCGATGATAGTAACCCTTATCAGTGAGTAACAATATAGGAGAGCTATCAAGTTGGTTTTTCCCATCATAACCCATCACTTTGGTAATAAACACTTCGTCTGAATAATTATCAGTAATGGTAATGTATCTACCTATTTCAGGTTTAGTAACAGGTTCTTCTTCAACAACAGGTGTAACTATTTTAGCCCATTTTCCGTTAGTATAGATACGTTCAGTGTAAGGATGACCATTTTTTTCTTTGTTACCAAAACTTTCAATAATATCACCAGCAAGTAAGCTAAACTTGTCAGGATCCCCTACTGTACATATAGTGCCAGCATCTTCAGATAAATGAGCAGCATGATACTTTGTACCTTTAGGGTATTTTCTTCTTGCTTCTTCAAGTAATGATTCTTTTGAGTTTTCTACAGCTGTGATGTCTTTTTCTTTTACCCAAATAGATATATGTTTATTGTTGGTAATCATGTC